TGCCGGGTAACCGAACGTGGTTGATGGGCGGTACCCGTGGTGCTGCCGCCCATTGGTCTTGAAAGGATCTCATTTTGGCAGTCTTTGAATGTACTTCGCACCCTACGCTGCTCGTGATTGGTGGCGGGCAATTCGTTGATGGTCGGTTGGAAGTTTCTGGTGATCGTGCTGACCTTGTGCGCAAGGTTGCTGCGACCGGGAAGTTCACTATCCACGAGCTAGACGAGGACCAAGAGGGTAAGAGCCAAGAGCAGGAGTCATCCAAGGGTGATGAACTGTTTGACCCGTCTGAGCATAACGCTGAGTCCGTCATCGAGTACTTGGCCACCCTAGATGCTGAGGACCCGGACGTGCGCGAAGCCGAACGACACCGAATCGTTGAAGCGGAACAGTCCGGGAAAGCTCGCAAGAGTATCCTGAGTGCGCTCGAGGATAACTCAGCGCAAGAATAGGCGGTGATCGGCGTGGCAGAGCTTGTCACCTCGCATGACGTTGAGGAACGGCTACTCAATAAGACGTTCACCAATGAGGAGCGAGCAGTCATTGACCGCTGGATTGGTGACCTACTATCCGAAGTCCGATTGAGTATTACCAATCTGGATGACCTGGCCAATAACGATAACTATCTGAACACATTGAAGCGAGTTGTTCATGCCTCGGTGAAACGCGTGCTGGATAACCCCCGCGGTTTGCGTCAGCTTTCGATCAGTGTTGACGACTATACCCGGTCCGAAACTATCGACTCGAGCGCTTCTGCCGGCGTCCTATATCTGAACGATGATCAATGGGCTCAGCTAGTTCCTGAACTAGCAGGTGAATCGTTCAGTATCCGTCTGGGCGGTTCACCTGGGTTCGCGGAGTACTAATCATGGATATTCAGAGCGTGGTTGAAGAGGGTCGTGCTTTTGCTGAGTCGATTATGACTGACACAGTTGTTGTGTCGCGTCGTTCTAGTACGCCGGTGACTGATCCTGAGACGCACCAGGTTACGTACCCGACTGAAATTATTTATGAGGGCCGAGGGCGTGTGCAGTCTCGTGATATTGAGGGCCAGGACTACACGGATGCCGGTGCGCCCGTCATGGTGATGGCATTCCAAGCGCAACTGCCGGTAACCGTTCCGTTACAGAAGGATGATCTCATTGAGGTTGTGGCTTCGGAGTCTGACCCGTTGATGGTTGGGCGTGTGTTCCGGGTGGATTCTGTGCAACGCAAAACTCATGCGACAAAGACGGAAGCGAACGTTGAGGAGGTCACCTGATGACTGCTGATGCTGAGCTTCAAGCGTTTGCTGCTGATCTAGACAGGATCGCTGTGAAGGCCATCCCCGAGGCGAATAAGATCCTCGAAAAGGGCGCGTTGAAGATCAAGGACGGCTTGACCGAAAATGTCAAGGCGTCGAGGCACTTCAAGGGTATGGCTGGGTCGATTAGTTATGATCCGAAGTTCCAAGGGCTCACTAGTTTGGGGTTTGTGATTGGGCCGGATAAGGCTCGTCGTGGTGGCGCGTTGGGGAATATCGCGTTTTTTGGTACGTCTCGTGGTGGTGGCACGGTTGATCTTGAGGGGCCGTTGCGTGAGGAGGCCCCGGTGATTGAGGGGTTGTTGGAGGATCTTGTGGGCAAGTGGGCTGATTCAGTATGACCGCACACGCCGAACTGGTCTCGCTCCTAGATTCGACGCCATACACCATCTATGACCATGATGTTTACGACCATCCCACGTATCCTTATGTTCTGGTGAATCGTGGCCGCCCAGCATTCTTTGATCGGGCTATGACTCGTGTACCGCATGGTCGTGATGTGTCGTGGTTGTTGACTCCGGTTGGTCAGTCTCGTGCCGCTGTGACTGGCATGTGCGACACGATCATTGATCTATTAGAGGGTGCTCGTGTTGCTGGTCAACGACTCGAGTATGAGCCGACCGGTGTGGACGTTGAGCAAGAAGAAGGCTTGCTGATCAATGGTTTGCCGGTGTTCTTTTCCAAGCTGACGTTCAACCTGAAACTGCCCACATAACCCACCTATTTACACCTGTAGCTCTCACTTTGTGGGGGCTCTTTTTTGTACCCAAAAGGAGGCTGGCGCGTGTTTGTGCGAGTCAAAGATAAATCTACTGGTCACGAGTTCGACGTGCCGGAGTCTGATCCACGGATCGGGAAATCACTCACGGCGTTGTCGAAGAAAGACTACCCGCCATCAAGTGTTATTCGTCGTCCGAAGCATCATCTCAATTTGAAGTCTAAACAATCTGATCCGTCGAAGGCGGAGAAATCCAAGGAGGAAAAGAACAATGGTTGAAATCCCATCGACTCCCGCTGACGGCAATACGGCTGTATGGTTCGTCCCAGCAATTGCAGATCCAAGCGCACCAGCTATCACAGAGTTAAACGCTGAGTCTGTTGTGGACCTGTCCTGCTATCTGACTGGTGACGGGCTGAACCTGACCAGTGAGCAGGCCACGATCACCGATGAACGCTTGTGTTCGACACAGACGTTTGAGGTGCCTGGCCGGAAAACCAACACCGCCGAGATCACATATATCGATAACACGAACTCACCGCATGAGACGGACTCGAATGAGGCCGCTGAAACGCTGGTGGAAGGAGCCTCTGGGTACATTGTGACACGTCGTGGTGTCCCCTATGAGGAGCCTATCGCTGCGGATCAGAAGGTTTCTGTGTGGCCGATCCAGGCTGGTGCTCAGCGTGATGTGCCAGCGGAAGCGAACAGCGTGATTCGCACGATCCAGAAGTTGTTTGTCACGGCTGACGTGCATCAGAAAGTCGCTGTCGTCGCTGGCGCGTAACACCCTTATCTCCCCTGGTGCGTCGTCCGTTGCAGGGTGGCGACGTGCCAGGGGTCTAACCCTGCACAACCCTTGCTAATAGTTTTTGGAGAGTATTGTTATGGCTTTGAAAGTGAAACGCGCTGAGCGACTGGTTGAGGTCGCGTTGGATGGCACGCTGGTTGCTGAGTGGGAAGCGACTGACGCTGAATACAAAGAGGCGCGTGCTGAGCAGCGTGCGTCCCGTGATAAGCGGATGAATGACCCGCTGAACAAGCGGGTGCGAGAGCTGCGTGAGAAAGCTCAGGAATTGTCCGCGAAAGCGCGTGAGGATCGTGTGACGTTCCGGTTACGTGCGTTGCCGCGTGACGTGTGGGATGAGCTGGTCACAAAGAACCCGCCACGGTCGAAGGAAAAGGACGGCAACATGCCGTTCAACATTGCCACGATCACTGACGCTGCCATGTCCACCAAGGGCACGATCGTTTCAGTGACCCGCCCGGATGGGACCGAAGAAGAATTCACCCACGAAGATTGGGCAGACTTCTCTCAGGACCTGTCCAATGCCCAGCATGAAGATTTCTACGTCGCGGTGATTTCGTTGAATGCGGGGGCGAATGAGGTCCCTTTTTTGCCCGCGTCCGCACCGACCACCGATTCCGACAAGAACTAGAAACCGCCCGGACGCTAGGGATTTCTCATCGCCGGTTCATGGGGTGGGAACCAACAGTCACGTATCAAACTGACAGTGACGGTCGGGTGTTGTCGTCGCGTGCTGAGTCGGAGTGGACGCACGATGAGCAAGGCAAAATGCTAGCTCTCGCGTACTACGAAACGGTTGAGAAGTGCCCGGTGTGTGGTGGCCCGAAAGCGGAGTGCCAAGACCCGGACAATGAGATGCGGTACACGTCTGAACCGCCAATCAGGTGTTTCTATCGGACTGCGGTTTCTCGTGAGCAGGAGCAATGGCGCAACGACGAACGACGTATACCCGAGGCGCTGATTCCGCAAATACGCCTCAAAGAGTAGTTATTTCGCGGCAATCTTCTGCAAGTAGCCGATCACGATTAGCGCGAATCCGAGCAATATCCAGAACCACGGGACCGCCCGATCCACAGATGAGAAGGCGAACGAGACCATTACGAGTAGGGCAAATAATAAGGCTGTAATCCCCGCCCACCGCGTTATGCGTCCTGGGTTGCTAGGTTTCTTTTCAATTTCTGCAGGGTTTGTCATACCTCCAGTGTAGTGGAGGTTTCTTGTTTTAAGGAGGCCTGATGGCATCACGGTCAATTGAGCTCGTATTAAAGGCAGAAGTCGGCCGTCTTGTAGCGGGTCTCAAGACCGCCCGTGATGCGGTAAATGCCACTAGCCGTGATGTTGCCGGGTTTGTTCGCAACAATGAACGTGACATGCAGACCTTCGGGACGGCACTGACTACCGCTGGCGCCGGGCTGACGGCTATGACTGTTGGTGCTGTCAAGGCTGCCATTGATTGGGAAACCGCGTGGGCTGGTGTCCAGAAAACCAATGACGGCACTGCTGAGCAGATGACCCGGCTGGAAGAAGATCTGCGCAACCTTGCCACCACTCTGCCGGCAACTCACGAAGAGATCGCGGCGACTGCTGAGATGGCCGGTCAGCTTGGTGTTGCTGTTGATGATGTCGCGGTGTTCACGGAGACAATGGTGCACCTTGGCGAGACGACGAACTTGTCCGCTGAGGAAGCTGCTACCGCTCTAGCACGGTTCTCAAACATTACTGGCACGTCATTCTCTGATGTGGATCGTCTCGGTTCAGCGCTGGTTGGTCTCGGGAATAACTTCGCGGCTACTGAGTCCGGGATCTTACACATGTCGGAGCGGATCGCTGCAGCTGGTACGCAGGCCGGTCTATCTGAGGGTGAGATCATTGGTCTCGCCACGGCGATGTCTGCTGTTGGTATTGAGGCTGAGGCTGGCGGTACAGCCATGACCATGACCTTCAACAACATCGACGCCGCCGTCCGTGAAGGTGGCGACGCGCTCGAGGGCTGGGCTGATCTTGCTGGTACTACAGCAACAGATTTTGCTGAGATTTGGCGCAACGAACCAGCTCAAGCCGTGGACATGGTTGTCCAAGGGTTGGCGCAGGTTGACGCTGAGGGCGGCTCTGTTGCTGGGACTCTGGAAGAGCTTGGCGTGAATGGTATTCGTCAGGCTGAGGTGTTACGGCGTCTTGCGTCGGCTGGTGAGATCGCTGGCGATGCGATGGCGATGGGTAATGAAGAGTTTGAGAAGAACTCAGCACTCACTGAGGAAGCATCACTACGGTACGAGACTGCTGCAGCGCAGATCCAAGTCGCCTGGAATAGCATTGTTGACGCGGCGATTACTGCTGGCTCAGCTCTTGCACCTATCGTTGGTGACATTGCTGAAGGTATCGGTGACCTGGCCGGCTGGTTTAGTCAGCTGCCAGAGCCTGTCATGGGTACGGTTACCGCGTTATCAGGTCTCGGTGGTGTGGCTGCGTTGGGAGCCGGCGGGTTACTCCTTCTCGCCCCTCGCGCTGTTGAAACCTATGATGCGTTCAGACGTCTCAATGAGTCCAGTAAGACGCTGCCCACTAACCTAAAGAACGTGGGGAAAGCGGCAGGCCCAGCTCTCGGAGCGCTTGCTGGGTTCACTGTCCTCAAATCTCTTGCTGATAATTTCAGTACCGCTGCTGCGGAGTCATCCGAGTTTGAGAACGAGATGCGGCTGTTGGCGGATGGTGCTCGTGAAGGCCGAGAGGGTTTAGACGAGTTAGCTTCCTCAACACAGATCGACTTCACTGGTCACGTCACCCAGATCAATGACCTTGATGAAGCTGCTGAAAAGGTGGCGACAAATGGTTTCCTGAAGTTTATTGATAGTGCCAATAACCTTTGGGGCATTCTGGGCGATCCGATACACAAGCAGGCCGAGGAATCATTTAACGCCATTGATGAGGCTGCCGCTTCGTTAGTGGGCGGTGGGAACCTTGAGGCTGCTGCAGCAGGGTTTGAGGAAGCGGCCGAAGCTCTTTCTAACCAGGGCTTTGAGTATGACGAGATACTCGACCTATTCCCTGAGTACACCGCGGCGTTGCAGACGATGGCGTCTGAGCAGGGATATGCGCTTGAGGGCACTGAACTGTATGAGGCTGCACTAGGCAATCTGCCGCCAGAGTTGCAGGAAGTAGCCGAGGCAACCGATGATGCAGCCCAGC